GGTGAACCGACAAGACTGCTTCTTTCGCTCAAAGCATGGGGTGCATCCTCAAAGGCTGACGCAAAGGCAAAGGCTAAGTCTATTTCTGAACGAAATAAGGCAAAAGCGAAATGAGAGCATTATCAGTTGGAGTTAGTCCCACAGCGGCAGTAGACACAACAGTCTATACCTGTCCTAGAGGCTATTACTCTAAATTTACTGTAATGTATATACACAATACAGGTGGGTCTACCAAGCATATAACTGTTCAATGGTTTGACGCAAGTGCTAATACCACCCTTGATATATTGACCCAATACGATTTCTCAACAAAAACCTATTTGCAGTTTGATGGCAACGCCTACATTGTTTTAGAAGAAGGCGATAAGATCAAAATAACTACTCAGTCTGCAAGTTCATTCAGTTTTATAGCAACATTTGAAGAAGAAGGGTTGACTAGAGCATGACCTACCTAGAACTTGTAAACGATGTGTTAGTGCGCCTCAGAGAGCCTGTTGTAACCACTTTCAATGAAACCACCTATTCCACTTTGATTGGCAAATTCATCAATGATGCCAAGCGTCAGGTTGAAGATGCCTTTAGTTGGAACGCCTTGGGTGCAACCATCACAGTAACAACTGCCGCTAGTACCTCTACCTACTCCCTTACAGGGGCTGGTCAGAAGTTTCAGGTTATGGATGTAATCAATACAACTAGCCTTTTGGGGCTAAAAAACATTAGTTTTGTGGACATGAACCGCAAACTGAACTTTGCGCCTGTTGCTACTGAAACACCCACTGAGTATGCTTTTGATGGGGTAGATGGTTCTTACGATACACAAGTAAAACTCTATCCAATCCCTAATGCTGTATATACAGTTAAGTTTATGCTGACTGTCCCACAACCAACATTGGCATTAGATGCCACAGTAGTAAAAGTTCCTGATGTTTTAGTGGTGCAAAACGCCTACGCAAGAGCATTGGTAGAGCGTGGTGAAGATGGTGGATTGTCTTCCTCAGAGGCGTATAACTTGTATCGGGCAATGTTGTCTGACTATATTGCTTTGGAAGGCACACGCTATCCAGAGAATCAGGAGTTTGTCAGCATATGACGCAAAGATTGCAGACCTTTAGTGTTCAAGCCCCAGGCTTCTTCGGGCTAAACACGCAAGACTCTCCTTTGACATTGGAGGCAGGGTATGCGTCTATTGCCACCAATTGCGTTATTGACCAATATGGACGTATTGGCGCACGAAAAGGCTTCTCAAGGGTTAATTCATCCTCTGGCAACTTAGGTGCAAACGACATAAAAGTTATCCATGAGTTAGTGCAACTTGATGGAACTTTGACTGTATTGTTTGCTGGTAACAACAAGTTATTCAAGTTAGATGGCTCTAACGCTGTTGTAGAGTTGACCTATGGGGGTGGGGGTACAGCCCCTACCATCACAGCAAGTAACTGGCAATGTGCATCTTTGAATGGCATTACCTATTTCTTCCAATCTGGCTTTGACCCGTTGATCTATGACCCTACTGTAAGTACTACTACTTATAGGCGTGTGTCTGAGAAGACGGGGTATACAGGCACAGTTCCTTTGGGAAACATTGTTATTTCTGCTTTTGGTCGTTTGTGGGTGGCTGATACTACGGCAGACAATGTAACGATTAGTTTCTCTGACTTGTTGGCAGGGCATAACTGGACTGCGGGAACATCTGGAACTCTTGATGTTTCTAGGGTTTGGGCTAATGGCGCAGATCAGATCATGGGATTGGGCGCACACAATAACTACTTGGTTATCTTTGGTAAGCGTCAGATATTGGTTTACTCAGGGGCAACAACCCCATCCACAATGTCATTGGCTGACACCATAGGAAACATTGGTTGTTTATCAAGGGATTCCATAGTTTCTACGGGTTCAGACATTGTTTTCTTGTCTAATTCAGGTGTGCGTAGTCTGTTGCGTACTATCCAAGAGAAGTCTGCCCCATTGCGTGACTTGTCAAAAAATGTGCGTAATGACTTGATGACCTATGTAGCGTCTGAAACGTTGGCAAACGTTAAGGCAGTCTATTCAGAAGTCAATGCTTTTTACCTTTTAACCCTTCCTATTGCCAAACAAGTCTATGTATTCGATACAAAGGCTCAGTTACAGGATGGCTCTGCTAGGGTAACAACTTGGGACTCTATTGAACCAACTGCATTGTTGGCAAGAAGAAATGGTGATTTACTGATTGGCAAGAATGGGTATGTTGGCAAATATGGGACATATCTTGACCATGCTTCTACCTATCGTTTGCAGTATTACACCAACTATGCTGACCTTGGCGATCAGAATGTCACATCAATTTTGAAGAAAATATCGGTGGTGGTTATTGGTGGAACAAACCAACAGTTAATCATTAAATGGTCGTTTGACTTTTCTGGTCAATATTACTCAACTCAAGCGCAAATTCCTATTTCAACAATTGCTGAGTATGGCGTTGCTGAGTATGGTGCAAATGGTGTGCCTGTGGCATATTACTCACAAGGTATTCAAATCGCCACATTGATTGGTCAGGCATCAGGCTATGGAAAAGTTGTGCAAACAGCGTATGAAGTGCAGATCAATGGCTCTGCTGTGAGTATTCAAAAGATTGAAATTCAGGCTAAAAACGGAAAACTTGGGTAAGGAATAAACATGGCAAATTACACAAAAACCACCAACTTTGCGGCTAAAGATGCGCTTGCGTCAGGCAATGCTTCCAAGGTTGTCAAAGGTACTGAGATCGACACAGAGTTCACCAATATCCAAACTGCCATTGCTTCCAAGGCAGATGGAACATTTACGAACTTCTCGTTTGTAGAGACATCCAATGTCTTGTATATTTACAATTCTGCAACTGCGGTGGCAAAGATTGATTCTTCTGGTAACTTGACTGTGATCGGCAACATCATTGCGAATGGAACAATGTAATGAAAGCATCAGAAATCATTAAAGCAGATGCGGTCAAACGCAAAATTGACCCTGATAAAGCGTTGCGTAGTGTTAGCGCATTGGTTAAGGCTAAGTCTGCTGTTTTGATGCAAGAGAGCGATTCTGTTCTTTTGGTTCGTAAGATTAACCCAACATCCGCAGAGATTCACTTGTTTACTGAAGACAACCCTAGAACATTGGCAAAGGCTGTTATTGGCTTTGTTAGAAGAGGCAAGGCTTTAGGTATTAAGACTGTCTATGGCAAAGCAGATAACCAAGGAATTGTTGAATTGATGAAACGAGTTGGCTTGAATGTACAAGCATCTGACTTGCAACAATACAACTGGAAAGCACAGATATGAGAAATAGTCTTGCCCTTTTAGGTATACCAGACCTCCCCATCTATGCGTTTCGCCATGTGGGAGATAGAAAGATTCAACCCCAAGGTGGTGGCGGTGGAATTCCAATTGTTAGTGATGTTATTGATGCTGGTAGCGATCTTGTTAGTAGTGTTTCAGATGCGGTGGCTGATGTTGATGACACAGTAAATCAGGAAATCCCAGGCGGTTGGGCTACTGTTATAAATGTTGCAACAGCAGGACAAGCCGCCCCTTATACCTCTGCGGTTCAAGCGGCAGTTGCATTAGACAAAGGTGCTAGTCTTGAAGATGTTGCCAAAAACTATGCTATTAGCCAAGCCGCTGGTCAGGTTGGCGGTGTAGTAGGAGCAGAAACTGGTTCTAGTTTGGCTGGCAATGTGGCTAGTGGGACTACTGGTGGATTGCTAAGTGGCAAGTCATTAGAGGAGTCATTACAAGGTGGAGTAACAAGTGGCGCAATAAGCCAAGTAACGCCATCTACTTTATTAAGTTCTGGTGGAACTTCAGGACAAGGAACAACGGGAGCAAATAACATGGCAGTTGATGATTACACATATTATGGTGGCGGTGACGCTTTTGACACAACAAGTAAATTGTTTTCGCCAACCACAATCCCTGCACAAGATATAACTGGTGGAGAAGGCTTCTACGATACAGGTAGCGCACCTTACACACAGGCTCAGATTGATGCTTTAATTCCACAAACTTATACAAGTGACCTTGGGACGCCTTCTACTTTAGATGCGGCTACACAAGCATATCTTAGACGAGCATTGGCGGCTGGTGGTAGTGCGGCTCAAGGGGCAATGAACTTCCTAAATCAAAGGGGCGTTGTTCAAGGTGGATTAGGAACTGCCGCTAACTTAATGCAATTGCAAGCGGATAGGCAAGCGGCACAGCAAGCACAAGCAAGAATTGGTCAAGCAACACAACAAGGCGTTGCTGGCGCACAGTTCAGACCAGTTGGCACAACTACTCGTTTTGGCACATCTAACTTCCAAGTTGATCCCACTACTGGTCAGTTGATAAGTGCAGGTTATACAGCCGCACCTGAAATTACTTCTGCCCAAAATCGTTTATTAGGACTTGGTGCTAGTTATCTAGCGCAGTCTCCTGAAGAGGTTGCTCAACAATATATATCTAAGCAATATGACTTGCTTGATCCTAGCCGTCAAAGACAGTTGGCAGGTATTAGAAACCAACAGTTCCAAACAGGTCGTAGTGGTTTGTCAGTAGGCTCTACTGGTTTGCGTCCAAGTGGCGCACAAGGTTTGATGGGTGCTAATCCTGAGTTAGAAGCCTATTACAACGCTTTAGCACAACAAGATGCACAGTTGGCGGCACAAGCACAACAAGCGGGTCAACAACAAGTTACCTTTGGTGCAGGTTTGTTTGGTCAGGCTGGTCAGTTAGAGAACATGGCACAACAACCATTTGCTCTAAGCCAAGGACTTGCCCAACAATCATCTGCGGCTGGCGCAAGGGCAGGAGAATTGGGCATCAGAGGCAATGTATATGGAAATGCCATAGGCTTATCTTCTGCTAATACTACTAACCCATTTGCAACAGTTCTTGGTGGCCTTTCCGATCCATCTTCATTGTTGGCACAAGGACTAGGTTCATATTTTGGTTCTACCGCACCAACAACAGGTGGAATAACAAGTCAAGGGATGATGTCACCAACAATAGACCCGTATGGTAACTATGTGCCACTTGGCTACGCAAACTTTTAAGGAGTAATCATGGCAACAGATATCGTAGGTGGATTGTTTGGAATTACTCCTCAAGCACTTGATGAACAAGCATATAACCAAGCATTAAATCGTGGTAGAGCATTTGGTACACCCCAAGGTCTTTACGCATCTGCCGCACAACTAGGTCGTGGCATTGGTGGTGCTTTGGGTGCTGAAGACCCACAGTTAAAACTGATAAGCGCACGAAATGCAGTAATGCAACAGGTAGACCCAAATGATCCTGATTCAATAATGGCTGGCGCACAGAAATTGGCACAAGTTGATCCTGAAGGGGCAACAAGGTTGGCTAATTATGCTAGAGAAGCAACTCTTAAAGCATCGCAAGTAACAAAGAACTTGCGTGACGCTCGTGCCGCAGGAATTGGCCCAGAAGGAATGAGAGCGCAACGAGAGGCTCAATTACAGCAATCATTACGTCAATTAAGCACGGCTCCTGATTCACCAGAAAAGCAAAATGCTATTCAACTTGCAACTGATGAGTTAACTGCTTTACAGCGTGGTGGTCAGGGTGGTTTACCGCAAATTGCAAAACTTCAATCATATAAAGAAACATTAGTTACTCAACTTGGTGCAGATCATCCAAAAGTTAAAGAAATTGAACAAGCAATTAAGGCTGAAATTCAAGGGAAAAACATAACTGTTAATGTTCCATTGTCTACTGTTGACAAAGAATCTAACTTACGTAATAACTTTACTGCTGAAACAAAGCCATTAACAACAGCAATATTGGCGGCAGATAAGATAGAAAGATTGCTTAGAAGCAATAGTTCATTGGGTGACATTATTGCCAAAAAACAATTTGCTAAAGTTGCTGGAGATAACAATATTTCCAATAGGGATGTTGCTGAATTGGCTAACTATGGCGATCTTGGTCAGCGTTTGGCTGGCACTTTGTCTCAATTCTTTGAGGGTAAATATACCCAAGGACAGCGTGAAGAAGCACTTTCTTTGGTTAACCAACTCAAAGGCGATGCAACTGACAAGTATTCAGTTATTCAGAAAGACTATAAAGGTCGTGCTGATGCTGAGAAATTACCAGAAAAAACATCTAAGTTTATTGCTCCTGATTTACCAATCAAAGCGCAAGCATCACTTCCTCCTGAAGGAACTAAATTGCGTAATAAGAAAACTGGAACGATTGAAATTGTGCGTGGTGGAAAACTTGTACCTGCGGAGTAAACATGGCAACTACATATAACCCTGATGATTATGAAGTTGTAACAGAGGATCAAACTCCTCCAATGACAACACCGCAGTATCTTGGACAAAGAGCATTGCGTGGTCTTAGTGCGCCAATTAGTGCCGCCGCTGGCCCAGGCATGGGTTTCGCTACTGCCGCCACAGGATTTGCTCCTTTGGCTATGGGAACTCCTGCCGCAACGCCTACCGCAGAAGAAATAACAGATGCCGCCAATAAGGTGCGTCAGTCTTTGGGAATGACTACACAAGCATTGCCAAAACAAGGACTATTCACAAGTCTTGTTGGTGCTGGCTTAGAAGAAGGATTAAATCCTTACAACTATTTAGTGCCTGGTGGTTCTCGTTTGCTGACCGCTTTAACGCCTACTGCAACTGCCATGTCTTCTGAATTAGGTGGTCAGGCAGGCGAGGCTTATACAGGCACAGAAGGCGGTAGAACAATTGGATCGCTAATTGGTGGGTTTTTAAACCCCTCTGTATTAGTAGAAACAGGCTTAAACCAAGTAACTGCCGCTAAATCACTTAATCCTGAAAAACTAAATGGATTACTCAAAGAGTTTGGCGATCAAAAAGCCGCCTTGATGATTGCTTCTGCTTATACGGCAGACCCAAATCTAAAGGCAAACTTACTTCGTGCGGCAGAACTACAAGCATCCACAGGCGTAAAAATACCTTTGTTAGCCGCCGCTGAAGGCTCTAATGTATTGATGCAAACTGCCCGTAGTTTGTCTGCTAGGGATTTGAACTTCCAAGCAAAGTATGCTCAACTGGAGCAAGAAGCCGCCGCACAACTTGCCGCAAGACAAGGAAAGATGTTTGGTTCTATTTCTGAGGCAAAGATGGCTAATGCTTTGGGTGCGCCTACAAAAGTAGCACCAAAGATAGAGCAACGTATTCGTACTGTTGACGAACAACTTGCTGATATGGGCTTGGCGTTTGAAAGGGCTAACTATCAAGAGATTGGAGACAGACTCCGTAACTTAGTTGCCGCTAAAGAAACTACTGTTCGCAAAGACTTGTCTACCAAATACGATAGCGTAATCTCTGCCGCAGAAGATAAAGGCTATAAAGTTTCATCAGAAGAAACAGGAAGACTCTATGATTTTGTCAATCAGGAACAAAACGATGACATTTTCAAACGTTTTCCTACGCTTTATCCATTGATTAAGGCTAAATTTAGACCTACTGTGTCTGAGCCAAGTCTGATTGTTGATCCTACAACTGGTCAACCAATGCTCCCTGCATCAAGAGAGTTTCCTGAAGCCTCAATGAAAGACTTAGATAGCCTTAAACGGGCTGTCAATGACTCTATTCGTAAGGCTGATGCTGTTCAATTGCCAACATTGCTTGAGTTGAAAAAACAAGTTGGGCAGGTGATTGACAATATGCCTGGAAATCTTGGTGACGCATATAAGGCGGTTGATAAAGAATATTTGGCTAGAGTTGGCATACCCTATGGTGCTAAAACAGTTCAAGATGTCAAATACAAAGACTTTGTTGAACAATCTATCCCTGCAATCACAAAGAATAGAACGGCTTTAACAGACTATTTGGCAAGTGTTGACCGCAAAGATGGGATAAATCTTGTGCAAGATGCTTTCTTTGCTGATGCAACTCGATATGGCGTGGTGAAAGATGGCATCCTAGACGCTAAGAAACTTGCTAGATATATTGAAGTTAACAAAGACACATTAAGTGCTGTTCCAGAAGTAAGACAATCTTTGCAGAACATCTCTGGTGATGGTCTTGAATTGACTGCAACTATTGGCAAACTGAATGACCTGAAGAAGGTTCAAGATGCTCAAGATAGTGCCAAGATAATGCAGAGATTTAACACATCTGGTTTAGATGGTGTTGCCGCTGACTTTATTAGAAGCCCTGATTTCCGTAGACAGTTTATGTCTCCAGGCGGTGCAGGTCGTAACCAACCAGCCATTAACACTTTGAGGGCTAAGTTGGTGGATGACGCATTAAATTCTAATAATCCAATCCAATACATCCAAGAAAACCAAGCCGCTTACGATAAATTATTTGGTGGTCAGTATTACAAAGTTCTGAGTGATTTGGCAGAAACTGCTGGAAAATTAGAAAACAAGTTGTTTATCAATACGCCTTTAAAGACTGTTCAACGTACAGGATTTGAAGAACAAACAGGCGTTTCTCCCGCTGGTTTAGTCTCTGTATTGCGTGATCGTGTTGCTGGTATGACCTACAAAGGCATTAACTTGCTAAGTCGTTTCTATGTAAATCAGATTGACAACACAACCAAAGATGAACTTGGTCGATTCCTGACTGATCCAGATGCGGTTATGAAGGTAAATCAAGCCTTTAAAAAGATTGGTAATGTTGACCCACAGGATGTTAGCCAAAGAGCAACAAAACTTGCTGGCGACTTGTTTGGTGGCGTAGCGCATACATTGGTTCGTAGAGGTATTGCAGTCGGTGGAGTTGTAGGTCAGCAACAACCTGAACCTGCAATTAAGCCTGAAATGTATAACCCTGATGATTACGAAATTGTGGAGTAACCCATTGATCCTTTTTCTCTCCTCATGTTGGCGCAAGGTGCAGTTGGCTTTATTAAGCAAGGCTGTGCAATGCTCCATGAGGGGCGAATGGAACTTGAAGGTGCTAAGAAGACAGTTGAAGGTGTCCTTGCAGATGTCAAGGCAATCAAGGGTATTTGGCAGTGGCTCATTGGCCTACTTAGTGGAAAGCCCAAGCCCAAGCCAACAGAAGAATCCCCCAAGCCTCTGGCGAAAGCGAAAACCGCTTCCAAGAAGCAACAGTCTTATGAGGAGATGGAACTCTTACTCATTAAGGACATTGGTGAGAAACTTGGTCTTTTATTCGATACACAACAGCAAATCAACAATCACTATCGGTCATTAGAGGAAGAATCAAAGAATGTCTATGATCCTGACCAAAATAGTAGCAAGAAAGCGATTGAGAGGACTCTAATTGAGTTGCAACTTGAGAAACTGATGGAACAAGTTAGGGAGGCGATGGTGTATGCACCCCCTGAGTTGAAGGACTTGTATGGCAGATTCTTGAAGATGTATGCAAAAATTGAGCAAGAGCAAGAGTGGGCGAGATCGGAGATGATTCGTAGAGCAAGGATAGAGCGTTGGAAACAAGAACAAGAGGAGATTCGCCAGATTGAGAGGATAAGTGGGTTGGTTGCTGTTGGGTTTATTTCATTGATCTTTGGGTGGCTGATGTGGCAACTGCAAAACTTATCTGGTGGGTTTTAATTGGAGTGATGCTCTGTGTTGTTGTTGGCGCAACCTCAATGGCTTATGT